GTATCAAGGGCGACACGGGCTGATCGGGCCGATTACTCTACACTCGGCCAAGAAGACGACCAACATCACCGAGTTCCTTGAGTCATCGCTGGCCGAGGTTGAGGAGATGCGCTACAAGGTGGCGAAAAAAGAAGACACCTCGTTGCAGCAGTTGATTGATAATATCGTCGAACTGTACTTGACCACCTTGTACAAACTCAAATTCCTGGCGTAAAGGACACATGATGGAACTCCTCAACCCGATGAGCAAAGCGGATTTTCCCGCGTACACTGCAACCGCTGGTGCTACTGCGGGCAACACGACCGCATGGGGCCCTGGCCCGCAAGGCGTACTGGTGTGGTGCGACCAATCTTGCTACGTTGAAGTGGGCGTGGGGGCCGTGGCTACCAGCGCCAGCACCCCGATCCCTGCTTTCACACCCATCCCGTTTGTGGTGCCGCTGAACACGACCGGCGCTCCTTGGCGCGTCAGTGTGCTGCGGATCGGCAGCACCGACGGCACTGCGTACGCCAAACCCATCAACAAGCAATGAGCTTCTTTGGCCCTGATCTTCGCAACTCGGTTGCCATTGGCCTTGGCGGCATCATTTCGCTGTTCTCGGGCCGCGCTGAAGAACAGGCGCAGAGCAACCTTCTTACCGAGTCTGGCGACAACCTCGTGCAAGAGGATAATGGCTTGATTCTCTTGGAGTGACCTAAATGGCCGTCAATCTTTCCCCAG